TCAACTTTTTGTGCCGTCTTAGTTAAATTAACTCTGCCATTTTCTATTACTGCTGAGTTTCTTAATATCTTTTCATCTATTTCTTTAATTCCTCCTTTCTTTGCTTTATTTATAATCTCTTCAAATTGTCCTAGTTTAATATTATCCGCCATTCCTCTAAATTGCTCTAATAATTTAGTGGAAACATTTGTTAATCCTTTGAATATAGGCAGTTTTTTAACTTCTTTTGCAACTAACTTTTTACCAACATTACCTAATCTTGCCCCAAACCCCATTGGGCTAAAATTAAGAGCCATATCCATAACTTGCTCTTCCTCAGTTTCATATCCCATCATTTCTAATAACTTTCCGCCAGGTGTCTGTTTTATATCTTCTTGAAACCCTTTTAAAGCATATCCAGCATCAACAAACAACGGCTGGACTGCTTCTTGTGTCTTTGTAAATGTATTCCTTAATGGTGTTAAAAAATTGTCTAAAAATGATTTACCCATTGGCTGATTGTTCTAATTGATTAAAAAAGTTTTCAATTCCTTTAATGCTTCCTTCTCTCATATAAGTTAATTTAAGCGTTTCGTCAGATGTCTCGCCTATTACATTTTGTTCTCTAATTCTATCAACATATTCTTTATAAAATAGCAATAGTGAGTCAAACTTCTCATCTTCCATCAGTTTTCTTATTTGACTGGCGTGGGCTTTTTGCATATTTTATATTCGTGGCATATTTTGTGCTGGTATTTGCGGCTTCTGTATCTGACTTCTTTGTGGAACAATTTGTTGAGCTCCTTTCAAAGGTTGCATTCCTACCTGATTCTGCATTGTATTTGTTGTACCTTGTGCCTGTCCTTGCATTTGCTGCATCATTGCTGGGTCATCAATAAACAACTGCTCTGCCTGATTTTGCAGCCAACTGTCTGGCAACCAATCTTCTGGATCTTCTTCATTTATTTTTAAAATCTGCATTGCCGCTTTTTTAAATAATTCTGGTGGTCCTTGAAACAACGGCACTAACTTATTAAACATTTCATCCTTCATCTGTCGTTCCACCTCAATTGATTGAGTCATTATTGATTTCGGTACTACTTTGAAAATACCCCGCCATTTTAATTGTTTTGATTTAATCTCTTTGCCAACTTGGAAAAATTGTGATTCTTTTGACTCAAATAAACTGCCATCTCGTTCTTCTAAGTGAAGCGACAACTGCGGCAAGTAAGAAGCTGATAATCCTGTTTTATTTCCTTCTTGGTCTGCAATTTCTCTTACATCATTTCTTTCAATTTTGTTTTCCTCTTCATACTTCAGCATTTCCATTTCGTCAGCAAACTCTTTTACTTCTGGTATTGAATATATTTGGCTCATCCAGCTAAGCGTAATATATGCATCTTGCTCAATAGCCCAAGATATATTGTCTAATGGCGTTTTAATTCTTTTTAAAGCTGCTTCCTTGGCATGCAATGTTTCTCCGAGTGTTTTGCCAGTTATTTCTCCCTCTAAAGTGGGTGTAATACCTGAATTGTCATCAATCTTGCCTTTTAAATACTTAAGTCCTTCCCAAGCTTCTACACCAGGTCCTGGTACTTCCAACCAATCAATCTTGCCATTAATAATTTGTTCTCCCTTTCCTGGCTGTATCTTAATGGTTCCATCTGCCTTATTTTGAGCAGTACCTGTGTAAAAGAACATCTTGTAAATTGATAGGACAAGCTGATCCATTGTTTGATTAGTCATCTTATCATACAGCATTTTGTCTCCTTTGATGATCTCCCATAAAGACACTCCATCTGGCCTTGTTGCCGAGCGTAAAACCCACACTGTATGCCATAAGGACAAATATCCATCATCATTGGGCAAGGGTGATTGATATAAAACTATTCCCTTGCTTGGAACATAAATGGAATATAAGTCTTTTAACTTGCTTTCAAAGAAACCTATAGTGATAATATCGGTTCTTCTTTTATCTCCCTGTTTTTCTTTGTTTCCTTCTTCGTCATATTCAACTTTGGCTGACTTGCCTATGGTTTCAAAGTTAGGATAATTTCCAAATTCTATTTTTGCTTGGTCATATGTAAAGTCCTTTTCGTAATAACATTCTGTCATTGAGTGAATATCATACGGCTGTGTCATTTCGTCCAACCAAGTTCTCCAAGGATTTAGATTTTCCTTAGCCACATCATTATACCAAATAATTTCATTATCTTCATATTTGTTATTTTCTGGGTTTTCCGTATCAATTTCAACTAATACTTTTTTAGGATATTTAATTAGTCTTGGATAACTTCTTCCATAAGCTACTCCGTATTTTGCCAAGTTGAATATAAACAGCTTTAATACTTCTTTTGAGCCAGACATTTCCCAGTTTCTTTTCCATAGTCCATTGGCTAAATCAGAAGTATTTTCATATTTTTTTAAAAGAGCCGTCAGCACCGCTTCTGGATTTCTATCTACTAAAAGTGAAAATGCCGTCTGAATCTTTGTTAAAAGCGTTGGGTCTGAATTGTTTGATCTCCAGTCCTGCCCCTGGTCAGCTCCCACTGGCACCAATCTTGACCTTAATCCCAACTCATCATCCGCCTCCAATCGTTTTCTTTTAGGGCTTAATTCAAGTTCTGATGGTTCATATTCTCTGTCTACCTCTTTCCATCTGGCTTCCAAATCTTTCAAGGACTTGCGGTACTCCTTCATTTCCTCAACTCTCTTTTTGATATAAATGCCTACTTCCTTTTCTTTTTCAGAAGGTTTGTATGTTTTTTGTTTTATTTCTTTATCTATTACTGTTGTCATTTCCTATAACTAAAATTATATTCGTCTTTTTCTCTTATTTGCTGTAATCTCTTTTGGACTAAATTTAATGGAGCTGGTGTTTTAGTTTCTCTCAATGTTTGTAAAAAGTATCTTAATTCATCAATGGCATCCTGATGCTCTATACCTCCCTCGTAAGGCGAACCAAATGACATAACATCCTGTGGATTCTTTTCATCGGTTAGGGCTTCAGGAATCGTCCTTATTAAGTTCTTACAATTTGAAAATATCCTTAACTTTGGTCTTGTCTCTTTGGTCCATCTTAAATACTGATGCACTATGTCCCAGCCCATTATCCTGTTCTTTGAAGATGGATGCATATCTGATACTCCATTCCTTGCATAAACTTCAGCTGTAGTCTCTGGCAATCCTAACTTTGAAAATGCCGCTGAATCCATTACGGAATACTTATAGCTCTCTCCCTCTGACAACTCGGCTATATTTCTTGCATGTTCATCTGAATCTTTACCGGTTTTGTAATATTCTCTATAAGCATATACATTACCGTCCCAATCAACCGAATACCAATGGCAACTTGTAAATCCTGCCTGCCCTGATACATCAATGCTCCTAAACTTATGCCAAGTATCTGGCAGTTCAAATGGCTCTACAACATGCTTTTCTCTACTCCATTCAATAAAGAACTGACTCTCAAATATATCAAAGTCTCCCTCTCTCCACGCTTTACCCAAATTACCCTCTAATCCCTCTAAATAATCTATGTATTCGGTATTAAGAAATGGATTTTCCTTATAAGTAGATGGTATAAATCTTGTTTTTGTCTCTGTTCCTTCCCTATACGGCTCAACATACTCTTTTTTGACATATGAGTGTCCCTTACCCCCTGGATTAAACGAAGTGTAAAGTCTCGGTCGCCATCCTTCTTTTGAAGTTCTCATTGAGCCTAACAGCTTATCTACTTTATCTTTATTAAGCTGATTGAGTTCTTCAATGGCTATGCCGTCATATTCAATTCCTATATATTTATCAATATCATTTTCTGTTTCAAATCCTCCTAAAACTATGCGAGATTGATTATTGAATGTTAATAAACTTCCTTTTGAATACTTGTATGTTATCTTTTGTGTTAGTGCTTTGAAAATCAAATCTTCAAATGACTCTGATGCTGCTTTACCTGTCTGTCGTAAAAATAAGAACTTCAATCCGTCAACTCTCTGGCAATCATCCAAACTAACTTGGGTAAATACTGCAAAACTTTTACCTGGTCCTCTTGCCCCACCAACACCAATCATTGTCGCTCCTTCTTTACTATCCGCCTGTCTTGCCGCTGCATGAAACTTTGTCTGCCAAGGAAGCGGCACGTACTGATAACTTAAAAATCTTTCTAACTGGTCTCTCGGCATTCCCGATTCATAAGCTGTCTTTACCAAATTTTCTATCGCTTGGGCTGTCTCCATATATCTTACCAATTGCTTTTTTTACTCCTACATCCACCTCAATAGCTCCTCCATCTTTGCCTGTGAGTTCTGTTTCTGTTTTACTTGCATGGAGTTTGTCTGCATACTTTAATACTCTTGCTTGTGATATTGCTAATTTCTTTTCATCTACTGGGTCTATTTTTTTTGCATCTTGTAGTCTTTCAATTATTTTTAAGTCTTTATTTAAAATCTTTCTCATCTTTTCTAACTGAGCTTGTTCAAATTCATATCCTTTTCTTCCTCCTCCCATTGGCGGATGTCCTTTTTGCCATGGCATAATAATTTATTGACCAATTTAGAAACTCATTGTATAAAAAACCTATCTTTATTTGTTCCATTCTACATCATTTTTAAAAAGGTCGCTATCACCCTCATCACCTTATACTTTTTCATCAAGTCTTCCATTTCTTTGTTAAATTCTTTTACTTTATCATTTTCCATTAAATCTTTTTGGCTTGTAGATACCACACAATCAAAAACATAATCATTCACTTGTAGTTGGATTTCTGATTGAGTTTTTAATTCTTTTAACTCGGAAATTTCTTTTTTAAGATTTTCTAATTGCTTAACCAATAAAAGAAAATCTTCCTTGTCCACTTTCTGATTTGCCATATTTTTTTAAAATTAAAAACTGTATAAAAACTATACAGCTTTCTCTTTCTCTTTTATGGAATCTTCGCTTGGAACTTCTGGAGTTCCTTCTGCTTTTTCTGGTTCGTCAAACATATTGGTTTTTAGTTTAATTGCATTTATTATTTATAGTAAAGTATTCATATAAACTTTTCTAATACTTTATCTAGTTTCCGACCTTTTAACTTAGAAATGTTTTCCAATGTATTTTTGTCTTCTATCTGTCCAAGAACTTTTCCAGTGTACCTCATTATTATTTCCCCTGTTTCCAATATTCTAAATTTAATACCATAACTTTTAGGATTGCAATTTAGAGTTCTTCGGCTTACATTAGAAAACGAATTAATAATTATTACCATTTCCTAACAATCTACATTTATCATACTCCAACCAAAGAGATTAGTCAAGTACTCTCACTGAATAATCTTTAAAATAATATACGGTTTCAATCTTTTGTCAAATTCCCAGTCGGCTTTTAATGAGAAAAAACAATCATCAACATCAATTCCTTTTTTTATGGCATCGCACATTCCATCTATGAGATTTGAAACATCACATCTCATCTGTGGCTTCTGGAAGAA